AATGCCCCCATGCGTATCTGGAGTCAATCTAACTTCGGTGAGGACTTATTTTTTGCCCACAGAGGAGGCGTACCGCTTTACTGGGATGCAAGCTCTGGAGTGGATTCACGGGGCGTATATGTAAGCTCCTTAGCCGGAGCGTCTGACGTACCTACTATAGTAAATGTAGCGTTTGTATCAGACATATTTCGCTTTGCGTTTTGTTTTGGGGCGAACGATTTTGGCAGTTCTACACTTGACCCCATGTTGCTCCGTTGGTCAGACCAAGAAGACATATCTAACTGGACACCTGCCGCGACCAATCAAGCAGGCAGTTTGCGCCTATCAGACGGTACAGAGATCATAGATGCTATCCAAGCACGGCAAGAAGTGTTGGTCTGGACTGATTCGGCCTTGTATGGACTACAGTATCTAGGCGCTCCAGAGGTATGGGGGGCGCAGCTTCTAGGCACAAACATTACCATAGCTAGCCCCAACGCAGCGGTATATTCCGGCAACATTGCCTACTGGATGGGTACAAACAAGTTTTACTACTACGACGGTACAGTTAAGACGCTACCCTGTGAAGTGCGTAGCTATGTATTTGATGATTTCAACCAACAGCAAGTAGACCAAGTAATCTGTGGTTCTAATGAGCAATTTGACGAGATATGGTGGTTCTACTGCTCTGCTGGAGCTACACGAAACGACCGTTATGTAGTGTACAACTATATTGAAAACATCTGGTACTACGGCAATTTGGCGCGTTCAGCGTGGATTGATTCAGACCTACGGGAGTTCCCAATAGCTGCTACTTTTAATAACAACTTGGTGCTTCAAGAAAACGGCGTAGATGACAACGAGACAGGCACCCCTACGGCTGTAACGGCTACTATAACCTCAACACAGTTCGATTTGGATGACGGCGACAGGTTCATGTTAATTAACAAGATGTTACCTGACATGACGTTTACCGGCTCTACAGCAGGTTCGCCTGCGGCTACCATGACTCTGAACCCCTTGGAGAACTCAGGTTCTGGGCGGTATAACCCAGCCTCAGTCGGGGGTAACAGCAGTGCAACGGTCACCAGAACAGCCGTATTGCCTGTAGAAGAGTTTACAGGACAGGTATTTACACGGGTACGGGGTCGGCAGATGTCGATCAAAATTGAGTCTACAGAACTAGGAGTAACGTGGAAACTAGGCGCACCTAGGATGGATATGCGGCCTGACGGCAGGAGAGGCTAGTGGCAATAAGAGATAGGTTAGTACAAAAGGTCCAAACGCCTGCACTTCCGATACCCAAGGAGAGTCCGCTTAAGCAGTATCTGGACGACCTGAATAACATCCTGCGTCTGTTTTTTAACTTGCTAGCTAACATAGTTAATACCGTATTTGGAGAGTTAGGGGGTCGGTTTATTGACGTACCCAATGCGTTATACTTCTCCACGCTAGATCAACCTATAGCGGTAGTAAACACAGGGCAGCCGGTCACGTTTAACCAGACATACTTGGAAAGCGGGTTTTCAATTAACGGTGCTAGTAATAGCCAGATAACTGCTGCGTACGCCGGGGTTTATAATTTTCAGTTTACTACACAGATTGCTAGTGCTTCAGCTAGCTCTAAAACGGTGTTTATTTGGATTGCAAGAAACGGGGTAGACTTAGGTTACACAGCAAAAGACTTTGTATTACAAGGCTCTAGCGACGTTAACGAGGCGACTTGGAACTTTAACTTGGATTTAACAGTGGGTGAGTACGTAGAGATGATATGGTCGTCTGATGGTATAGACGCCGCTCTTAACTCCGAGGCCGCAACTAGCCCTCATCCGGGCGTTGCTTCTGCTGTAGTAACAATTAACTTTATTTCCGCACTGCCTGAAGTGCGACCAACACCTCCGTAGGTTAGATATGGCTAGACCAGCACCAGCAGAAATACCCGAAATATATGCTCAACAGCCTCAGCAAGGCTTTGATACGTTTGGCGATTTAAGGGTTCTTCGGGATATACAGCCTGATTTTTTTGGTATGGATTTTATTGATCCTTCTGGTATAGACATAGGCGCTATAGATATTCCTGATGCTGTTACTTTGCTTTCAGAAGAAGATCAAGCGGCTATTGCCGAGGGTAAGAAGTTTTTAAGTGCTGAAAAGAAATTCGCAGAAGCAGTAGCTTATCTAAAAGCGTATAACCAAGGTTTAGCAATAGACTCAGAAAGGTTTACGGATGATTCAGGTAAATTCACAGATGAGTCGCTTGAAGCATTTTTTGAAGGTCAGCGCGATGCTCAAGACGCATTGCAGGTAGCCCGTGCCAACTACGAAGCGGTAGGGGGTAAACCCGAAACACTGATGAATAAAATTTTAGGTGGGGTTACAACTGTGGGTGCCGCACCAAGTGCAGGCGCTGCTGCTGCGGGCATACCTTCTTTTAACCAAGTGCTCTATAACATACCGTCTATTCTAACGGGACAGCCCGTTGTTACTGGGTCATACAGTGACGCGGGTACCAATACACCACTAAAAGTAGGTGAAAAAGACAAAACTATTATTGCGGCTACTACGGGAAGCCAAGCAGCAGACGAAGCGTTAGCAGGTATTTTTGGCGGCGAGGCTATAATCACTGAAACGGGTGACTTAAATGTCCCTAGTGGGGAAGATGTTACTGGTGCTATAGGCGGCATATTTACCGATCCTACCACTGGCACTTTAGTAAACACTGTTGCACCCACAGACAAAGATAAAGATAAAGACACTATTGTGGGGGTGGATGCCACTAAAGTTTCCCCATCGGATGACCCAAACAAACTAGGAGACCCTAATGGAGATAGCAATAGTAGTGGGAATAATATTGTCGATAATAGTAGTGGTTCAGACACTTTAGATGTACTTACGGATTCTCAACCTAAATTTACTCCGGTGGATATAGCAGTAGGTAGTGTTGACTCCGATACTCCCACAATAAGAGCTGGGGGAAGGGACATAGTTGGGAACACGCTAAGCGACGACGAAATAGATAGAATACTAGCAGGTGGAATGCCCGCAGTTGCCGGTGGGTACGACGACCCTAGCACAACGCCCTCAATTAAAACCGGAGCAGCTCCTGCTGCTGGTGGCGGAGATGGAGACGATGCCGGTGGTGGCTTTGGTATGCCTACAGAAACTCCCTCTGCTACAGGGCAAGGTCTAACCGGCGTGTCTACAGAAAAGACAGGCGTGGCTGACATAGGTGACCCATACCAGCTAAGTGCTTCTTTGTACGAGAATATTATGCGGATTCTTCAGCAAGACAGAGAAAACCGCAGAGATGACAGAAACAGGGCAAGAACATATTATGGCGGCGGTAGCGTGCGTGCTTCGGATCGAATCGACGAAATCGCTAGGATAATCAGAGGCTAATTATGGGCTGGTTTGAAAACTTATACTCTACCGACGGCAAATTTGACCTTGCCAAAGCAGCTACTTCTGCGGCGGGTCTTGCTACTTTATATGGTGCGGTAAAGCCTGACAGCAGCGTCGGTGAATTTTTAGGCATGAGCAGTGCTCAACAGCCTGTCGGGTACACCGGTGGCATTCCCGAGTATGAGATATCCCGTGAGGTGCTACCCGGAGCTTTTGCGGCCACTACAGCCGAAGGAACACCTAGAAGACCCGGTTCAATGGGGCGTAGATACTTTACTGATACGACCTTTACTCCAACAGGCGGAGTGATGGAAGCAGGTAGTATGCCCGCTGCACAGACCACTACACCCACAACTCAAGGTTTATTAGGGCAGTTGCCGCCAGAAGCAGTTGCAGGATTACTGGGTGCTCTTACTGGTATATTTGGCGGCGGTGCAGGTGCTACACCTGCTGGAGCTACACCTGCTGGAGCTACACCTGTTAGTAGAGAAGATACAATGGGGGATATAAATTACGACGAGTCAACTATTGGAATAACGCCTCCTGTTATAGATAATTCTCTTACACCAGAAAAAGAAAAAGTTCTTGAAGATTTGTCTGAATTTTTATCCTCCGACGACACAACTACAACAGACGACGCCGCTTACAATAATTTTGTCTCTGGTTTTTACAACAAAGAACTCACTAAAGATAATTTGTTAAGCCTAGCAAACAGTGGATATGACATAAGTAGGCTTGCAGATACGCTTAGTGTAGACGCCGACGCACTAAGTAATGCTATAAGTGCCGCACAAACTCAAAGTATTTTTGATGCGGTTGACCCATCGGATGGTTTTTCTGACACGGAAGCAGCCAGCATAGCTAATCTAATTCTTGAGGGGCGAACAGGCATAGGTAACGTAGCGGAACAATATGGCCTAGACGATATGGATGTAATAGCAGGGTTATTTAAGGGTGGATATGAAGCTCCCGCAGAAATAATAGAACGTATAGCGGCAAATAACCCCGGACTTACCGAAGTACAACTCATGGAAAATTTGCTAGCGCAGGGCCGTGCAACACCAGAAGAAATAGCGGCTTACTACAGCGATAACGCCGCCTATCCTCAATACGCAGGGATTACAGCCGCTGATATTCGAGCTTATGCGAAAGAGCGAGGGATTGAAGGGTTCGCAGCAGGTGGTATGGCTTCTTTAGACGGCATGGGACAAGGCTACTACTTAGGTGGCCCTACTGATGGGATGGCTGATCTGGTGCCTGCAACAATAGACGGAGCACAACCGGCTGCTTTGAGTGACGGTGAATTTGTAGTACCCGCTGATGTGGTAAGTCATTTAGGTAATGGCAACTCAGACGCAGGGGCAAAACAATTATATTCAATGATGGATAGGGTGCGGACAGAACGTACTGGGACTACCAAACAAGGCCCAGAGATCAACCCTACCAAGATGATGCCAGCATAGGAAAACATAAATGAGTAATAGAGCATTAGGCCAATCTAGTTCTTTATCCCCCTATGCATCCTCCTTATCTAGCTGGGCAGGGCCATACGTAACCGAGATGCTGGGCCGAGGTGCGGCTTTAGCTTCGCAGATGCCTTACCAAGCCTACGAAGGGCCGCTAACGGCTGGGCCTTCTGCGCTACAAACCCAAGCTTACGAAGGGATTGGAAGCCTTGCTATGCCTACGGCTAGCACTGCGGGTGACTTTACTGGGAGTACAGCACAAAGCTACATGTCTCCCTATATAAGTGCATCCCTAGAACCTCAGATGGCAGAAGCTCAGCGGCAAGCAGAAATACAGCGAGTAATGAACGCAGGTAGATTAGGTAAGGCTGGTGCTTTTGGCGGGGGGCGCCAAGCAATTATGGAGTCCGAAGGTCAGCGCAACTTGCTTAGAAACCTTACAGACATCTACGGCACAGGTATGCAAACCGCCTATGAGCAAGGTCTTGGGCAATTTAACAAAGACGGTGGGTATGGCTTAAATGTGCTAGGTGCACAACGACAAGCAGGCGCTGAACAACGCGGTATAGAGCAAGCAGGTATAGCTGCTGATATAGCGCAGTTTGAACAAGAAAGAGATTACCCGTACAAGCAAACACAGTTTATGCAGTCGTTACTGCAAGGCTTGCCTTTGGAGACTCAGAGTTATTCGTATTATCAACCCACTGGGCTACAGAATTTGCAAGGTGGGCTGTCTGATGTGACAGGTATATACAGTCTTTTAAGCGAGTATTTACAGCCTTCTGGTTCTGACTCTGGTACCACTCAAGCAGGGCAGCAATACATGACAAAAGCAGAAATTGAAGCGTTGACAGGCGTCAAACTACCGTAGGAGTTAGTAATGGCTATACAACAAGGTTTAGGTGGACTTATGCCACAGGCTCCTACGGCTGGTCAGCCCGTCGATCCCAGAATGGGCGCAGCTCTGGACGTAGTAGGCGCAGACGAACTAGCGGAAAAGACCGATATGCCGTTAGCTACGGCTGCTTTGATGAAGCGTAATGAAGCTCTGGAGTTACTAAAAAGTGCCGAGAATGACGAGAGAGCCGCGCAGTTTCAGGCTCCCCCTAACCCTTCTATTAACGACCAAGTTAATCAAGGCTTAGCTGGAATGCTACGCAGCATGATGCCCGGCCAAGCACTGCGGGGTAGACAAGTTCAGCAAGCTAAAGCCAGACAGATGTTAGGCCCAATGTCGCCACAAAGAGCGCCCCAGATGGCGGCTGGCTTGCCCGGCCTACCTGCGACTAATATGCGCCGTATGGCTGCTAATGGTGGGGTTATTGGGTACGCACCGGGTGGTGGGGTAAAAGGCTATGCTGGCCCTGATGGTTCTTTAGTACGCCGAGGAGACACAGCAGCGCAAGAACAGAGAAGACAGGCAGCTCAGGAAGCCCGCGCACGAAGAGAAGCCGAGAGGGAAGCCGATAGAGCTGCTTTTAACGCTCTTGTTGCGCTTATGAACTCTGGTAAGTCACCAGAAGAAGCCAGAAGAATTTTAAGTGCTAGAGAAGCGTTGACTACAGATACGGGCATAACAGAAGCACAGTACAACTATGCTACAGGGCCTGAACCTGCTATAACCCAATATTTGCCCGATGTAGACCAATCTACTTTGCCTATGGGCTTCGTAGGTGGGGAAGAAGAACCAACGCCAGCACCAATAACCGAGGGCGCGGAAGAAGCTCGCGCCCCTGCACTTCAAAGTTTTCCAACCCAACTTCCTGAAAACTTCCAGTCAGACATGGCAACATTGCTAGGAAGAAGCAAAGGTTTGATGGCACTAGACGAAGAAGCGGATGCTAGGCGTGTAAGCGACAGGCTCGCTGAAATTATGGGGCCAACAAGAGAAGCTCAAGCGTCACGTAGACAGGCGCAGGAAGAAAGCAGAAGGTTGAGAGAAACTGAGTTTACGCCAGAAGCAATGCGTTTTAACCGCCTAAGAGCTGCTCTGGAGCGAGGTGGTAGAGAAGGTCTTGGTGGTTTCGGTGCCGGTGAACGTGCCGAAGCTGATAGATTACTCAAAGCGCAAATTGAATCTAGCGATAAGACTGCTGCCGAGTTCGATGCTCTCGTGAAAGAAATGCAAGCTATGGGCTTGAATGAGTTCCAAGCAGAAGAAGCAGCACGGCAAGGTGTAAGAGACCAAGTTCAAACAGGAATGACTGTAACTCAGGCTATCAACAAAACCTTGGCCGATATATCAGTTTCGGAAGCAGACAGGGCACAAAGACAAGCAGCGCAAGAGCTACAGGCCCGAACGTCCACAGAAGTTGCTCAGATACAAGCAAGCAGACCCACTGACTTTATGAACGAAATCAATATGCGGGTTGAAGCTTTGATGGCAGGAGATGAAGGTCTTAGTCTAATTGACGCTAGAAAACAAGCAATCGAAGATAGGATTGAAGCCCAAGGCAGAGTAGCTATGGACGCCGCAGGTATAAGGCGAGAAGACCTAGACATGAATAGGCTTAAGAATGCTTACTCAATGGCTGCCGATAAGCTAGCCAATAGGATGGACTTAAATCTTGACCCAACAGCTTACAATCGAGAGTTTAATGCCGAGGTACAGAGGATAGTGGCTCAGTTTGGGGGTAGCGGAGCTGGTGGTGCTCAACCTATGCCTTCTGATCGGTCTGATCTTGTTGTTGGTACGGTTTATAATACTGCACGAGGCCCGGCTACATGGAATGGCACAAGCTTTGAGCCTGTGCAGTAGGAGCCAACAATGGCTGAGTTTTCGTTTGAAGAGGCTCTAGGCACGACTCTGGGGGATCAAGTTCCTCCAGAGCCAGATGAAGCGCCAAAACCTTTTTCTTTTGAAGAAGCCTTGGGTCAACTTTCAACTGAAACCCCACCTGAGACAGAACTTTTTTCATTTGAAGAAGCGCTTCTTCCTGAGCAAACCCCAGCCCAAGAACCTCCTCCCGTACAGTCCAACATATTGCGGGAGGCTGCTGACATACCTTTGAATCTTGCCAGTGGCGTAGTTACTGGTACGAAGCTAGTCACAGATATCTTTGGTGCAGATAATCCTGTCTCTCGGCAACTAAGCGGAGTCGAAGAGTACATAGATGGACTTCTCTCTGCACAGGCTAAAGCAGACCAGCAAGAAGTTGCTAGGATCATGCAAGAAGCCGAGGACAAAGGCGCAGGAGCGCAAGTCAGAGCCGCTCTCAGGGCGTTTGCTACTTCCCCATTAGACTTTGCTGCACAAGGCATAGGCACAATTATCCCCGCTCTCGCTGCCGCTGTGTATGGCGGTACAGTTGGTGTGGCTGGGTATGGTGTAGGTTCTGGTGTTGGTCTAGTAAAAGACGCCGTATTCAGCACTGTTAATGACGAAATGCTTAAGCAAGGTCTTAGCGAGCAAGAAGCTAGAGAAATTGCAATGCAGGCGCAGTCTTACACAGGCGATAACTTAGACATGATCGCACTGGGCGGTGCATTCGGCTGGTTGGCATCTAGGTTTGGTGTGCCAGAAACAGTGCTTAAAACTGAATTTGGTAAGCGCCTCATGCAAGATGGGGTAAGCCGTGGTGTTGTTAGAAACATGGTTGAAGCCGCAGGGCGAGAGGGCGCACCAGAAGCCATACAAGCAGCCCAAGAACGCTTTGCTCAGAACCTAGCTCTGCAAAGAGAAGGCGTGGACGTACCACTTAGCCGTGGAGTGGTGGGGCAAGCTGCATTGGAAGGCATTGTCGGTGGCATTATTGGTGGCGGTGTAGGTGCGGTGGAGGCGCAGGTTGCGGACACTGCGCGAGCGGAGCAAGAAGCCGAAAGAAGAGCACTGGAAACAGAAGGCTTAGAAGTAGAGGCGCAACCAGAAGAAGGCGTAGATGAAGAAGTTGTAACTGACGAAGAAGGAGATATCGAGACTCCTGTTTGGTTTGATGCGATAGCTGACGAAGTAGAGGTAGACCAAGGACAAGAAATAGACCCTGAAAAGATAGGTCGTCTAGTTGCCGAGTATGGGCAAGAAGCGGCTGAGACGTACGCCAGAGGTGTGCGCGGAGAAGGGCTAACTCTTGCCAGAACTGAATCAGCGCCTGAAGTAGACACAGAAACTGACGCAGCAGAAATAGGTGGAATAGATACTAACC